GCAAGACTGTATGACTGGTGGGAGATAAACCAAGTAAAAAATGTATCAAAAGATAAAACAGAACACCCATGCCAAATGCCACTAGAGGTTATGAAACGAATAATTGGTATATTGCCCGACGATGTGCTGATAGTTGACCCATTTGGTGGGAGCGGAACTACAGCAATTGCATGTAAGGAATTGGGTAGAGATTGTATTGTAATAGAGCAGGATGAAAAGTACGTAGATATTATAAACAAAAGACTATCCGACTTATCCACAGTTGCACAACAGCCACAGCTTGCTATAATAACTAGGTCAGATTATTAGATTTTTATTTTATTTTTTAGATTATGAGTTTAACAAAATTGTTACTAGAACGCGCAGAGCAAGACTTTGATGATACAGACTACTTTGCACCAGTAAAATGTGATACCTGTACACGCAAGCTAGTGGCACAAGCCTCAAAAGATTGCGGGCGTTGCGTATCATGTAGGGGCGGATTAGTAAATCGAGAAGTGCTAGATAGTCGTCAACTAGGTAAAATGGATAGTGACATGCTAACCAGAAATAATCCATATGTTTAATCTAACCGACCAAGAGAGAGAAGCACTAACAGCTATACTCCAGTGGGAACTAGACGAAGAACGTAGCGCGTCACATAAGATTATTATTAGAAACATTTTAACTAAACTAGAAACGTATGATTTATAAAAAACTATTAGAGTTTCAAAAGCTAGGGATTACAGTTACAAAAGGCGAAAAGAACCCACACTTTAAAAACACTTACGCAAATCTTAATGAGGTATTGGATAAAGTAATCAAGCCACTAAATGATAAAAACATTCTGGTGATCCAAACACCTACAGCAGAAGGATTAAAAACAGTATTGATTGATACAGAAGACGACACACAAGTTGAAGGATTCCTGCCATTCATGGGTATAGCAAACCCACAACATATTGGTAGTAACCTAACGTACTACCGCCGCTACTCACTTGTCACAATGCTTGGGCTTGAAGATGAAGATGATGACGGTAACAAAGCAAGTTTAAAACCGATTAACAAACCAGCAACTATTAGTCCAGTACAAGATAACATTGACCCAGATCTGGGATTCTAATTATGAAAAAAGCACAAATCACAATCGACCTATCAAAAATTGATAAGACCAAAATTATTGAACGAGAATTCACCACAAAAGCAGGTGAAGTAGTAAAGCAAAAGTTATACAAGCTAGACTTGGTGCCATTGAAAGAACCAAAGTTTGTAAAAGAAGGTCCAACATGGTTATTGGAAAAAGTAGGATTCCTAGCAGAACCACAAACTAAAGAGGAACGCGACGCAAAAGTACCTAGCGTATTCCTAGGAGATGTAACATCATTCAGGGAACACAACAAAACACCTGATGGAGATAATTACCCACAACAACCAATGGATGACTCAGTGCCTTTCTAGCCTATGGACAAGGAGCCACGACAAAGGACACTGCGCCAAAACAAGAGCTTACACAAGCTGTGTGCTGACGCCTCCCAGTTATGCAACGAGCACGGTATAGATATGCCAATACTCATGCAACACTACCGGATCAACACCACACCAGAAAGCATAAAGGACATTATCCGAGAGACAGGACACCAGAAGTTTGGTAAAATAAGCACAGCAGACCTAACAACAACGGAATTACAAGCATGTTTCATGGACTTTAGAGAAAACCTAATCAGAATATCTAATGGACATATAGAAATTAATTTTCCTTCATTTACAAATTCAGATGAGTATTTAGAAAGTTTATGAAAACAGGACAAATCTGGCAAATAACAGGCTACCTAAAAGAACCACCAGAGCAATTAGAAAAACGTGGAACAGTATTTGGATTCATAGGCTTTGGTCCTGACCTAGAATTTAGTAGAATGTATGTATGCGATGATACCTGCGCCGAGCAACTATTCAACTGGGATATAAACGTACCTATAACACTAATCGGGGAACATAACATTTCAGCTAGTAAAAAGTACGACAGGGATAGCAAAATGGTAGTTAGAAGAATAATTAATCCTATGATATAATAATAAACTATGAAAAAATTTATAGCATTATTAATAATATTCCTTATGTTTGCTCAGAATGTATATGCGCAAACACCAGGAACGTATCGTTACATAACAATGATGAAGCCTAAACCAGTAATTCCTGATACAACACTGGTATTAAGATATAGAAAATCTCCAAGTGGTAAAAATGGTTACACAGCTCAAAGTCTTCATCTGTTGTTTAACATCATTTAACCCTACGGGGTTTTTTGTTTACATTATAAAATATATGTAATATAATGTACTTGTCATTATAAATGTAACACACATATAATTTATGCAATACACAGAAGAACAAATACAAGATGTTAAAGAACGAGTAGACAAGTTTAACGAAAAAGTAGCAGAGCTACAAAAAGAATTAGAAGTTAGTTTAATTCCCGAACCCTACATGTCATACACGCCAGCTGGGTTTACTATCAATGTAAACGTTAAGATTGCTGATACAAAATATTTACCAAAACAAGAAGATAAAAAGGCAGACGACCTTATTTCATAATATGGTACCCAAACCATTTGGATCTAGAATAATGGTACAACCAATGAAAGAGGATTTTGTACTATCAGAAACAACAATAGAACAGATTGGCGACGTTATTGACGTTGGTGGTGACGTTAAAACAATTAAAGTAGGAGACAAGGTAGTCTTTACTCCGTGGGGGATAGATCCATTTAAAACCCCAGAAGGAGAACTTTATTATTTCATACCAGAAAGCTATGAATTCATATTGGCAACCCTCTAAGTGTGGCGGTACGCGATTACACAGATTCCAATTATTTAGGCAATTTGATGGGGGAAGTGAGGAAGTATGCGAAATATGCCACAAAAGAAAGTTTTTTAAGATAGCCAACGGTAAATTAGACAACAATACTTACTTACGATGGCACTTTAGAGATATATTACAAAGTAATCATCCATTATATAAACGAGAATATGGCAAATAACATTTACACAGGAAAAGAAGCTACAGACAAATTAATAAGCGGAATAAACGTAATAGCTGACGCAGTTAAACTTACATTAGGAGCAAAAGGAAAGAATGCTATTTTAGAACAGTTATATTACCCAAACCACATTATTACCAATGATGGTATTTCTATTGCGGCACTTGCACAGTTTGATGATCCGATAGAGCAAATGGGAGCAAACCTTATCAAAGAAGTTTCAGACCGGACTAACAAACAAAGCGGAGACGGAACCACCACATCCATTGTTTTAACACAGGCAATTATTAAAGAAGCGCAAGCACTTGGGTATTCAGGTATAGAAGTCAAAAACTCTTTGAATGAAATTTTGCCAAGGGTTATTGAAATGATAGACGAGCAGAAAAAAGATATTAAAATATCAGAAGTTGCCGCTGTTGCTAATATTTCAGCAGAAAATGAAACGTTGGGGGCTGTTATACAGGAAATATACGAACAAATCGGACGTAATGGAATCATCACACTAGATACTAACCCTAGTGGAACAACAAGTTATACAATTGTCCCGGGTGTCCGGTACCACGGGGCTAGGTTGTTGTCACCATACTTTGTTACAGAAGGCTTTGAAGCAATAAAGGAACGCCCAAATATCATGTTGGTAGAAGAAAAGATCACTAGCGTAGAACAACTAAAGCCAATGATACGAGGATTAGCAGAGAGAGGAAAGAATTCATTTGTACTTATTGCAGATGAAATCCACCCCGCAGTATTTTCATCAATGGTAAAATCACACCAAAAAGGGGACTTGGACATAGCTGTAATAATAGCCCCTACGGTCATGAAAGACACTTTTTATGAAGACGTTGCGCTATTGACCGGGGCGACCATTGTAGGTGAACACCGGGGGCTACCATTTAAAGACTTTAAAACAGAACATTTTGGAACATGCGACAAGATTATTACTGGTAGAGAAGACACCATATTCATAGGGACCAATGACGTTTCTGGCCACATTGAAGAATTGAAAAAAAACACAGACCCAATATCAGAAAAGAGAGCGCAAATATTAAACACACAGACAGCTATTTTATCGCTATCAGCGCAGACAGAGGTTGAATTGTCATACTTACGACTAAAGGCAGAAGATGCAGTAAATGCTGCACGTCTAGCTCTTGAAGATGGAGTAGTCGCTGGGGGTGGAGTCGTATTGGCTAATATTTCTATTGCTTTATCTGATAACAGAGACACAGCTAGTAAAATACTTTCATCAGCGTTTTTATATCCCATAAGACAGATAATTAACAATTGTGGGTTAAGTGAAGACACAGAGTTAATTGAGTTTGTTAGAGACCGTGGAATATCTGACACTGGATTTAACGCCAAGACAAGCAGACTTGTTAATATGTTTGATTCAAATATTATAGACCCAGCATTGGTAACTAAAAACGCAGTGCGCAACGCTATATCAGTAGCAGGAACTGTGCTAACCACCGAGATTGCCATTACCTTACCAAAACAAAAAGAGCAACCTAAAATGCCAGGATTACCAGAATAGTGTATAATAAACATATGAAACTATTGAGCAAATGTCAAAAATGCAATAAGTTAAGCCTGTACACCTCAGAACTAGAAATGGTTGTGCATGGGATAAGGGTTAAAGCAGGGCAACAAGGAGCACCACGTCTATTTTGTCGTAAATGCAAATCAGTGTTCAAAAAGATGCTAGCAAACAAATAATATGAGCGATATACTTACAGAAATGGAAATACTAAGAGAATACTGCACCCTGATTAAACGATCGAGAAAAGAAATGGGGATTACTTCAGAAAAATATCCGTTGTTTACCGTGTGGGTAAATCACTACTTTACCCCTGCTATGAAACAATTGATAGCAAATGAATGTAATTTCATAGGCTATATGGATATACCACCAGTAGAGTATTTAGACCAGTCAGATATGCCAGACGGTACTAGCTTTAGTGACGGTAATATGCAAATTGTAATAGACAAACAAACTGGTCACCCAATGCAAGAAGAAATGCACCATGCTAGAACCGAAGCACGAACAATAGCAGAAGCCAGAAAAAAAGCTGGGTTAAGATACGACGACAAATAGTATGAGAGGTAGACCGACAGAGTATAGAAAAGAGTTAATAGATAGGGTAAGAGAATACCTAGCTGCTTGTGGTGATCTGGTTTATGAAGTAAAAACTAGACCATTAATTAAAGATGGTGTCCATAAAGGCGACGAAGAATACTTGCACAAGAAAACAAAACTACCAACCATTGAAGGACTGGCTTTATACCTTGGAATTTCTAAAGATACTATATACGAATGGGAAAAGCAGGAAGATAAGCAAGATTTTTCCGACGTTATTGACACATTGCGAAAAATGCAAGCTGATATGTTAATAAATAATGGGTTAACAGGAGATTATAGCCCTGTCATATCTAAGGTGCTTTTGACAAAGCATGGCTACCGAGATGCTCTGGATACAGATATTACTACTAAGGGAGATAAGCTAGAACAGTCACCTGTTACTGCTAAGCTAGCACAGGAATACGAAGATAAGCTAAAAGACGAAATAAGATAGACAACATGGCATCATTGCTTGAACAAATATCAATCCATGCTTTTATACAGGCAAATGGAATCAAAACAGAAAGTGGTCAGCCTATAGAGTTTAAAGACCACATGTTTTTATTTGATATTTACCGTGATGACAGTAGGAATATATGTTGTTCCAAGTGTGCCCAAATAGGATTCACTACTACTGAAATTGTAATGAGTTTATGGCAAGCATATTACAAAAAAATGGATATTATCTATGTACTACCATCAGTTGCAGATGTAAAGATATTTTCTGGAGGTAAGACAAATCGTATTATTGATAACAACCCAATATTCCAAACATGGGCAAAGGATAAGGATACTGTAGAACAAAAGCAAATAGGGGATAATATTATCTACTACCGTGGGGCATGGACAGAGCGAGCAGCTATTTCAGTATCGGCAGACAAATTGATATTAGATGAATATGATCGTTGTAAACCAGAAATTCTAGAAATGTATGAATCACGTCTACAGGCTTCTAAGCATAAGGAAAAAGCTATATTTTCCAACCCCAGTATTCCTGACTTTGGCGTAGATAAGTACTGGAAACTATCAGACCAAATGGAATGGAACATCACACATAATTGTGGTGAATCATACCCAATGCGCGAAGATTGTATCAATTACGACAAGGAGACATACCAATGCCCGCATTGCTACGAAGAAATAACAGACGATCAGCGCAGAAAAGGTTTTTGGTATTCACAAACACACGGAGAATGGACCAAAAAGGCTGATGATAGGGTATGGCGTGGCTATTGGATTCCTTTGTGGATATTGCCTAGCAAGTCAGCGGCCGATATAGCAGAATACAAGCGTACTAAATCGCCAGAATACTTTGCTAACTTTGTTGCTGGACAAGCGTACATAGGTGGTGGTAATAAACTGGTAGCCCCACAGGTAGAAGCAAACCTAACACCGGCTGTAAACATGCAGGATGGACAGGTTGTAATTGGGGTAGACCCCGGATTACCCACATATTATGTTATAGGGAATAAGCAAGGATTATTCTATCACGGATCAGCTGGACCATTGGATGTAGAAGAAAAGATGGAGTATTTCCTAAAACGTTGGCCAAACAGTATAATGATGATTGACCAAGGTGGTGACCTTATGTGGCAAAGGAAACTACAAGCAAAGTATCCAAACCGTATATTCTTATGTTGGTTTAGAAAAGACTCTACTAGCCAACAAATGATTAAATGGGGCGAAGGGGAGGAATATGGAAAGGTAGTTATAGACCGCAACAGGGTTATCCAGCAGACCGTGGACGAAATAGTAGATGGTAGATTCCCATTGCACTATGTAGAACACCCGTCAGAATGGAACGAATACATATCACATTGGTTAAATATTTATCGTATTAAAGATATGAAAGATGAAAACAAACCAGAATATGGTTGGCGTTATGTATGGGAACGTAGTGGACCAGATCACTGGGCAATGAGTAGTATCTACTACCGTGTGGGGATTGATAAATTTAACGGAGAAAAAGCAAAAGTTGTAAAATTACAAGATAACTGGATTCAAGGAGAACGCATATGGTAACATTAGAATTGCAAGATAACGAAGCTGAACTATTTAAAGTATTTTTAGAGCATGAAGCATTTGTACACGCTTTTCAGTCAGCGGGTGGATTTGGTTATAAAAACGGTTCTATTACTATTCACTACGACCAGTATGGTGTGGCAAGAGAATTTGTTAAACAAGAAAGGCTAAAAATAAATTACCGGCTTGACTATAATTAGAATCGGTACTACAATAGTGTTATCAGTGAACCTTAACACAAGGCGAACCAGCAATGGTTTTCGCCTTTTTCAATTACATGGACGAATTAACAGGACCACAACTAAACGTACTCGGAGTGCAAGAACTTGTAGAGAGCGATGTAAACAAGCGTGAATTTGGTGGACCAAATAATACCCCGATGCAGAGTGGTAGTGAATTAGAATTAAATATTGAAGACGGAGAACTTATCAAACTTGCGAGTAAATGGGAAAATAATTATAACCAGTATTATTCAAAATTAAAACAGAAGCAAGATAAAAATAAGTCAGCGTGGATGGGTAAAGATTCAGAGGATGGCGAAAACAAGGACACAAACCTGATATTTGAAGCAGAATCTACAATGGAACCACAGGCGTTAAGTGCTAACCCTGAGCCTGTAGTATGGTCAGCTTCTGATAAGCCAAACGATGAAAAAGCACGCGCAGTGAAAGTGATGTTGCAATATCATGCAGACACATTAAATCTAAAGCCAAAACTAGGGAAAATGTTGCGCCATTGGGATTTGTTCTATATTGGGGCTATAAAGCATGGGTTTAACACAGATGTAAATGATATTAAGTCAAACATTATATACCCAACCAACCTTATTTTCGATAGTAAGGGGTATGTAGATGAAAACATGGACTTCGTTGGGCTATATGTTGGGGAAAAGAAAAACAAAACAGTAGGTAAACTTATTGAGTTGTACCCTAAAATGGAAAAAGAAATAATGGTTGCATTCTCTGGCGACATGGACAAAGAAGTTACTTTTATTGAATGGTGGACAGATGATTATATGTTTGTTACGTGTTCTAATTTAGTGTTAGACAAATCAAAAAACCCACATTTCAATTACGATGATCCAAAAATGAACCATTTTGCAAAGCCTTGCAAACCATATACACTCCTTTCGATATTCTCACTAGGCAACCAACCACACGACAACACCACCCTAGTAGAACAGTCATTGCCAAATCAACTAAAAATAACAAAACGGACCAAGCAAATTGATAAGAATATATCTCTTTCTAACAACGCACTTGCATTAAACGGTAAATTCTTTAACGAAGACCAAGCGAAACAAGCAGCGAACGCACGTGAAGTAGGCGACCCAATTCTAGTACCGGATGGAGTGGGTGACATGTCAAATGCTATTTTAACACTAGACGCGCCATCACTACCAACATCTACCTTTAATGAATTAGAGATAAGCAAATCTGATTTACGTTCAATTTTTGGGACAGCAGGACTTACACCGGTGCAAAATGATAATGATAGAACTGTACGAGGTAAAATATTAGACCGAAACATTGATACTTCACGTATTGGTGGAGGTGTTGGAGAAGCATTGGAACGTGTTGCAGACAACATATTTAATTGGTGGACACAACTTTATTATGTCTACTATGATGAACCACACTATGCTTCAATAATTGGAAGCAATAAAGCTGTTGAATACGTTACATTGTCACAACAAACCCTTGATACTCGGATTGTTGTATCTGTTGCCCCTAACTCAATGAAGCCAAAGGATGAAGTAACTGAACAGAACTTCTATACCGATCTATTTATGTCAGATAGGGTTGACCCAGTTACTTACTTTGAAAAAATAGGTGTTGCAGACCCTATGGAAACAGCAGAACGTACAACTTTATGGATGGTAGACAAGGGCGCATACATGATGAAATTCTTTGGACAGGATATGCCACAACAACAAGGAATGCCACAACCAGGTCAAGAAATGGGGATACCCTCCGAAGACGGTACACTGTCAGCACCACCCCCAGCAGCTGACCTATCACAAGTACCATTAAATTCATAAAATATTTGTCTTGTTTCTCGGTTAAGACGTTAAAGATAAAACCTGCGTAAGTTACTCCATTATCATTAAACGGTCTTCTCGGTTGAACCTGAATCAACCTGCGTAAACACTATGAGTGAAGTAGAAAAGTTCTTACAGGAAATTTCTGACGGGGGCGATGCCTTCTCAGAAACCACTACACCTGCTGAAGTTGTTGAAAATACAACAGAGGAAAAAGTAGAGGAAATTATCCCTTTCCATAAAGACGAAAGGTTCAAAAAAAGCCGAGAGGAAGTACGAGCTTTACGTCAGGAGAAAGATGAATGGTTAAAAGAGAAAGAGCGATTATTGGCACAAACTCAAAACAACAACGTTTCAGTACCAAGTGATTTTGAATCAGACTGGGTGAAAACATATGGAGACAGTGACGAATCAAAAGCTCAACTTAACTTCTTTGCAAAATATCTTAATGGATTAGATGAACGTGCTGCTGCAAAAGCAATGGAGAAATTCAAGGCTGAATCAGAAGCGCAAAAGTCTCAATCACAACAAGAAGAAGAGCGGTGGAACAATCAAGTTCAATCGCAACTTGAAGCAGTAGAAGATGAATTCGGTATCGATTTAACTTCCAGCCAAGCTGCGAGCAAGCGCACCGAATTTCTATCTTTTTTACAAGATATTTCACCAAAGGATAGCGACGGAAACATAATTCAGTACGTGCCAATGGATAAAGCATACCCATTATGGGTCAAGCAGAATACAAAGGATAATACTGAACGAAAAGAAATTGCTAACCGTTCTATGGATAAGACAAACACAGAAACACCTAAAACGTATAAACCAATTGATTTCAGAAACACAAGCTGGAAAGATTGGGCAAAACAAAATGGTGAATTATAAATTAATTAATTAAAAAACTTATGTCAGTATCTACACAGGGAAATAGTTTTATTACTACTACCACAAACCAATACTTGGCACCAAAGGTTGTTGACCAAATTTTGCGAGACAACGAATTCTTTGGTGAAGTTATGGCTTCAACAGAAGACATGAAGGCTCGCAAAGAATACCGTGGATCACAAATGCTATTCCCAATGAAATATCAAAAGGGAGTTGCATCTGTTGCATTTAACGGATTTGATGTATTGCCTATTACCGCTCAGCCAACTCGTGTTAACATGACTTTCTTCCCTACATTCGTAGCAGCAAACGTTGCACTTGCGGGAACAGATTTGTCAGTAAACGACACACCAGAGCAAACTCTTGACCTTATGGAAGTTGAAATGACTTCACGTGGACAAGACCTAGCAGACGACTATGGTAATCTCCTTTACGGAAACGGAACAGGAAAGAACCCAGACGGACTAGGAAACATTGTTGACGACGGAACCGTTGCGGCTAACTATGGTGGACTTCCTCGTACTACTTACGCAGGATTGAACGCTACTGTTACTGCTTCAGGTGGAACAATTTCATTATTGAAAGTTCGCCAGCTATGGAATTCTATTACTGACGGTTCAGTTGCTCCTACCAAGGCGCTTACTGATTACACCACTTGGTCATACTTTGAACAGCTAGTTCTACCTTACTTCCGCATGAATGCGCCTGTTTCAGGAGTATCGGGAGTACGTGAAGAATTGCGCGGTTCAGTTGGTTACCAAGCGTTGGAATGGAACGGAATTAAGATTATGCGAGACAAGAAAGTGCCAACTGGAACCTTCTTCTTGTTGAACATGGATTTGATGGCTTTCTACGGACTTAACTACTTCAAGAGCGAAAAAATGACTTACAATCCTAAGGATATTGTTGGAAACATCTATACAAATCAGAAGGGTATCACTAAGGCATTCTCTTGGACTGGTTGGGTTAACGCCTACAACCAAGGAGCAGTTAACGGATTTATCATCATCGGTGGTAACCTTATATGTGAAGCTCCTTTCCGTAACGGAAAACTTACTGGAGTAACAGGAATCTAATATGATTACAGGAACCTCTGATAAACAATACAATCCTTCATCAGTAGCTGGCTTCCCACTCAATGTGAACGGAGTCACTATCAATGCTGGATCTGGTGCACCTACATACAGTGCTGCACAGGGTTCTATGTATCTTCGTACTGATGGTTCATCGACCTCTACCCGTGCATACATCAACACTGATGGTGCTACTACTTGGACAGCAGTTACAACCGCTGCCTAATTATTAACCTAACCTAAATCGCTATGACACGAATCACCCAAATCCCAGCTGTTAGCCCTATTGAATACAATAAGACTAGCACTGACGCAAACTTCTCTACATACGCAGGCGAGACTTTCTTTTCTGCTGATGGACGACGTTTCATTCTAGGTTTGACTGGTGCCTCTGCTATTACTGCTGGTAAACTTGTACAGTCTCCAGCATTGACAGCTAACCACCAAAACCTAACAGTTGTTTCATACACAGCACCAAACGCATCTACAGGAGCAGCCGCTCAGGTAGTTGTTACCTTGGGAGCTACTGCTGTTACAGCTAACCAATACAAATTCATTGTTATCAATGATGGTATTGGAGCAGGACAAACTTTGGAAATTGCTAGTCATCCAGCCGCTGATGCATCTACTAACGTAACTATTACGCTTGCTGATACTCCAGTTACTGCTTTGACTACCGCATCTAAAGTATGTCTTATCCCTAACCCTTACTTGTCAGTAGTTGTAGCACCTACGACTTTGACAAACGGAGTTGTGGGAGCAACCACGTGCGACCTTGCAGCTGCAACCTATGCTCTTTTCCAGACATACGGAACAGCTTCAATGCTTGCACAGGGTGCACTTGTTATTGGTTCTCCATTGTCTGCATCTGGTTCAGTTGCAGGAGCTGTGGTTCAGACTGCTTACGCAGCTAACCTTGTTACTGGAGGAATCATTGGACGTGCTGCACAAGCCGGAGTAGATACCAAGTACTACTCAGTATTCCTTACTATCTAAGTGAATCCATTCAGCCCCTTTACGGGGGCTGGGTTGGGCACGCTTGCCCCTTATAAATAAGTTTACATTCAATATGAACGATACTATTAAATCAGCAGGATTATACGAACGAGGAGTATTCTACTTCACTAACCCAACCGATAGAGAATTTGTCGCTATGTGGAACAGTGTAGAATACAAATTCCCAGCTAAGAAAACAGTGCCAATGCTTATGAACGAAACACCGGAATCTATCCAAGAAATCCGAAAGCGTTTTGCAAAGAAGCTACATGATCGAGAGGTTATGTTAAGCCCTGAATTTCTACGCCGAGAGAAACAAGATACTCTTACTCCTATTGCAGTAGAAATTATTAACCAAGATTTTATTAATTCTTGTTTAGACACATTGCCTATTGCAGACCTTGAATCAGAACCAAAAGAAACAGACATTCCAGAAGAAAATCTTAGTGGAAACACTGAATCATTTGGAGATAAAGAAAGTGTAGAAGCTATCATTCCTAAACTAGAATCTAAAAAGGCTAAATCAGCTCGTATCTAATTATGAAACTTCTTGAACCAAACAGGTTGCAAGAAATAAAAAATAAAGAGCGACTTGTAGAAATGCAATCCGGGGCTTTTCTTGCAAAGAAAGTAGACGATTTGCGTACAAAAATAGCAGACGAAGAGTCTAAATTAGAAGTGATAGTCAATAAGACAATCCCATTTTACCGTGCAGTTATCAGTGAATTACTTGCTGATAAGAATGCTCTAGAATTGGAGTGCAGTTCACTAGCACAGCAAAAACTAGTCCTTTTAGAGCCAGTAAATGCACGCGCTGATGAACTAGACAACAAGGAAGCGCAACTTGCCATTCTTGAGTCTGAATTATTATCAAAACAATCATTGTTAAGCTCTGTAAAAAAGAAACAAGATACACAAGAACATCAACTTAAGATATTGGAAACTAAACTAGAGAATAGAAAGGAACAATACAAGCAGTTGATTACAGAAGTATCTAACTTAAAAAAGGAGTATGGTAATAAAGTTGAGATTCAAAGAATTGAAGACATACGACTTGTTGAAGAATGGAACAAGATTTCAAATGCAAAAAGGGAGCTAGAAGAAATAAGAGAAGGAAATGAGCGTATAGCAGCTGAAAACAAAAAGGAAAGCAATATATTGAAAGTAGAGCGGAGGAAATTGAACGCACAAAGACTAATGTATGACAATAGATCAAAACAGTAGAAGTACACTATTAGGAGTAATCCATGGAACGAGAACGGTCATTCCCGCTGGTATTACTGATGATAATAAACTTCTTATTGAAATAATTCCTGTTGGTTCATTTGGTAGTGCTGTTGGTTCAACAACTGCTCTAAAGATAGACGAAAATAGCAGACATATTCTTGGAGGAATCGACTCTGGGAATATTTATCCAGTAGTAGTAGACGAAATAAACAATCTACCTGTTATACGGGTGGAACTAATATAATATGACAGCAAATATAGACCAATCATCACAAATAAACACGCGAACAGGTATTGTTATTACCGCTGGAACTATCCTGTCTGAAAACTTAAATAGAAGGGGACTTATTATACAAAATCTAGGAACAGACGAATTGTTTGTAAAGTTCGGTGCGTCAGCAACTACATCGAGTTTTGATGTAGTTCTAAAAGCAGGGACAGCAAACGACGACGGACTGGGAGGAACACTTTCATACGATGTATTGTCCTACACGGGAGTAATTAGTGTTGTGGGTACAACAGTCCGTTGTACAGCAACAGAATTCTAGTATGCAAATTCATCAACCTACAACTGGGGGTGGAGGTGGCGGAGTGTTAACTTTAGACAACGGGTTGACTTTGTCAGGAACAACAGGGCTTTTAGGGGGTGTTTTAACACAAAATACTGATATTAGTGGCGATACATACGCATACATACTAACCTTTACAGAGCTAAATAAGTTTCTGGTAGATACACAGCTTACTATTAGCCTTACTTCTTCGACTGGAGAAATAACACTTGATGGTGGAGCTGGTATACAAATAAATCCAAATACAGGAGGTGAAAAACTAGGATACCCTTTGGTATTGTCAGATTTGGCAACATATGGCGTTGATTGGATTCCTGACGTAGTAGTGAATTCAATAACATCAGATACAACTACTGGTATATTATTACAATCAGCAAACGGAACGGATATTGGAACTCTTGGAGTCGGTGATACAGCAAATAATGAATGGGCGGGTACTCAAAAAATGTCTGCGTTAACAGCAGGAAAATATATAGTACTTAATACTAACAAGATACTTACTTCTGTAGACGGTGAAACTAGCTCATTTGGATTAATGAAAGGCGCACGATACATGGCACCTGCTTTTAGGACCTCTTCTACATCATCTGGTACTACCGTATGGGTGTCAGGTAGCATATACCTTCAATACTTTACTGTTAGTCAAACAACAACGGTAAATAAACTTGGTGTACGAGTATCTGTTGGTGGCACCGCTGGTTCAAAGGGTCGTATTGCTATCTACAATGTAAATAGCTCAATGCAACCAACAACTACAGTATACGCAGGCGGAGATTTGGCAGTAGATTCAGCCGGAGCAAAAGAATACACATCAATCAATACTACATTAGTACCTGGTAACTATGCTTTAGCTTTCCAGCACAACGCATCTTCAGCACCTTCACTATATGGATATGCAAGAGCTGCTACAACCCAATACGGTGTAGCCGACATGATAGACGATTCTGCAAATGACGTTATTACCGCATTTGCTTATGCTGCCTTTCCTGATTTGACCAGTGCAACGCTGACATATACTTCACGTTCAACATTACCAGCAATATTCTTAGCACTATAATATGGATTTAAACCAAACTTATTACAACAGAATAGATGAAACGTGGGAGGGACTTTCTGAAAAATTTGACGTTCCAGTAAACACGCTTGTAGCATTAAATAATAACATTTTAGGCGAAACGGTATTAGTTTCACAGACAGAAGTTGATACAATAATACGTGACCAGACTCCTATTGAATTAATTTCGACTCTTCCAGAAGAGACATTAACAGTAATTGCTGAAGAACACGGGCTAATATAATTATGGCAAAAAACTCTTTAAACAACAATATAGATTCTGTTTCATTGAAGGAATTCTTTCAGGGGCAGATTAATGATGTAAAACAAACATTTCAATCAATCCACGAGGAATCGTATAAACAGCACTTAACACGTCATCAAGAAATATTAGACACCATCAAAGACAAAACCAAAGACATACCAGAGATGAAAAACAAAACAGATAAAATGTATGATGATATGTATGGCGATCAGTTATCTGGTGTCACTGGAATCAAAAAGAAAGTAAACGACTTATGGATATGGAAAGTATCTATTGTGGCAGTAGCAAGTTTCCTTACCCTAGGCGGTTCTGCGGGTGTGTACTTTATGGCTAGGGCGATAATAACGTCTATGGTCGACGAAACTATGAGTTCAACAGTACAACAAGCAGTTGATAAGATATTAACAGAACGTGCAGTAATTTATAAAAACTAGTATGAAACTACAAAAGCCAACAAACAAAAAAGGAAAAGACTTTACTATTTTTCTAAAGCCTAAAGCGATTATCCGCATGAAAGGCGAAGAGAAAGGTGAAAAGTACAAAGATAATGAAAGTAAGGAAAAGACTTGTCTACCTATGCCAAAAGGATCGGTTGGCAGTAAAAGACGTTTAGCATAATCTATATGGCATCAGAGAATTTACTAGAAGACGAGAATGCACGCAATGTTATAGGTGCAATAACTGATACAGGAGAAATCCGTATGGGGCGTATTAATCCTATAACAAACGCTATCATCGTAGAAGCTACTGTCACGTCTAATAATACATCAATAGGTTCTACTATCCCCGGTGCAACTGCTGGCTCTATATTCTTTGCAGGGTTAGGGGGCACATTAGCTCAAGATAATGCACACTTATTTTACGATGATACAAATAACTTTGTGGGATTTGGTACTAATACACCATTGGCTACGTTACATGTTGTAGGTAGTCTGGAATTTGACCTAGGTTCAGATGCAACTGGTGACACATATTTTCGAAATGATTCTGGGTTTGTTGAAAGACTACCTATTGGAACAGCGGGAGATGTACTAACGGTCACTGGTGGAATACCAACATGGACAGCTTCAGCCCCGCTGCTAAGTGGTTATAATTTAATTAAAAATGAAAATGTTGCAGTCACACAACGTAGTACGATAAATCTATCAAATTTATTGTTAGCTGCTGATAACGCCGGACAGACTGATATGACTGTTAATGTCACAGAATTAGCAGGGGATTCAACATTTGTTGATGCGCTTGTTGCAAATACTTACTTCACTACTGAACTAGCAAATGATTCTAACTTCATTACAGAATTAACAAGCAACGCAACGTTTATATCAAACGTATCTACTGAAATTAGTGGAACAGTAGCAGTAGTATCTGATGGGGTGACTATCACAGGTGATGGTACGGTTGGTGACCCACTTACAGCAGTTGGTGGAAGTAGCTTAGTTGTCTCCGTAAACCAAACAGCCCACGGGTTATCAGTAGGTGACGTTATTTACTGTAGTGGTTCTGATACTTATGATAAGGCACTCGCTATCTCTACAGGATTGGTATCAAACGCAGTAGGAATTGTGACAACTGTTACAGATGCAGACAACTTTATTTATTCTGTAATCGTAACCGAGCTAACTACTGCACTTACTGGAACAGAAGGCGCAGCAGTCTGGCTATCTGCTACAACAGCAGGTGCAATGACAATGACAAATCCTTCATCCGTAAACGCTAGTTACTTGGATATTCCTGTAGGTACATTGTTGGCTAGTGGTTCAAAAATGCAGTTTAATATTAGTCAGGGTAGTAATGAGGGATTGGCTGGTGGAGGTTCATCAGGTAGTTCTGTATTTGAACAAGTATTATGTTCGCAAAGTGAGGGAACAGCAGGGCAATCAATATTACCAGTACAGGGTACATCTGATACTACTGGTGATAATCATTATGTAATACAATATAATACTGACACTGATGCGTATCTGATATGGAGATTTATAAGAGATGCAGTTACTGGCGCATTTTATTATAGTAATCAAGATTCACCATCAATTTCAATGAGCGGAAGTGGTCGTTGTGGAATAGTGGTACTAGGAGATTATGTATATATATTCTCTGATAATGGTGGTGTAATTACTTGTGAAAGATTTGATTTAGATCTTAATAATAATGTTGCTATGACAGTTGCTGGTTCACCAGGTAGTCAAATAATCTGTGGTGCATTTACAGACGGTACTAAACTCTATACACATACTCAAAGTAGTACGTCGGGAAAAGAGTTTAGTGTATCAGGAACAACAATTACATTTGTGCAAGATGTCACTATGGCAAATAATTCAGCAACTGTACCATACAATGCATATTGGTTTGATGGGTCAAATATTTATAACGGAGCAAACGGTGTAGATATTGACCTTATTGAAAAATCAGGAACTGTTTTCTCAACCGCTGGAACTTTGGCTCGTCCACAAAATGGATGGGGGAATAGTGGTGGGAATGGTGTATCGAATACTTGTAACTTTAGTGGAATCTGGTATGGGGGTGCTAATTCTGTATACATAGTTTACAGTGTTGAAACCCCTGACGGATCGTCTTCTGATCCATACGTTACTTTTGTAAAACCGTCGTCTAAACCAACAGCTTAACTAAAAACAATTATGACTAAACAAACACGATACATAGATATAGAAGGAACGGGGGTGACTACTGGTGGAACATTCCAACAGACTATTGGACTTGGATCTAGTGCGGCTTACTTGCCATATTCTTCTACCAGTACACAAGACGGAGAATACATATACGCATTATGCGATTCTGGAAATGACTACATAACTACATTCAAGCGCGATACTGATACAGGGTTGTATCGTATATTTAGCACTCTAGCAGTTACGCCTGGGCAGATTGATGTAAATTCAACCGTGGTTCTGGTTGGTGATTATATATATTTATTTTACGATGGTGGGGTAAATATGGCTTGTCTACGGTTTGATATAACAGCAGGAACACCAACATCTAGTACAGCAATGACAGTACCAGTACTTGCAATGCCGGGCGGTAGTTTCTTGAACGCATGGACCGATGGCACTGATATTTATCTAACACATTCACCATCTGGAGCACTAGCATACAGATTAACTATCTCTGGTACAACATTAACCAATGCTGGTAGTACAGCTACCGATAGTGTTCTTGTTAAATCATCAGGGAACAATATAGCAAACATTTTTGATGGTACCACCACATATATGTGCATGGTGAATACCGGAAGTACTCTCAACATCTACAGATTGTTAGTAGCAGATGGGTCATCTATTACTACTACATCATATACACAATTCGGTATAGGTAATGTGTACTCTGGTCTTACTTTCGGTGCTGTTCTAGCTCAATCACCTATTAGTAATGTATTCTATGCTGGTATGACAGGAGCAGTTGTAGACTCAGGAAACACCACAGGTTATAGTCTCATGCTTAACCCGTATGTAAAACCCTAATAACTAGATAACAATTATGGCAAAAAGAGAACCAATTATAATAACTAGTTTTACTGGACAAGCAGAAAATCCACATATCGGGTTTGGTGTTAACGTTGGCGTTGACTTGTATACCACAAAAGGTGTGGCTAGATTATCTAGGAAAATGCAAAAGAAATCTGGTACTACCGTGACAGCATTGCCATTGTTTGCTATATCAGGTTCTCAGGCAGCGTTTTCTCATGTTATATGGGTACAAGACGAAGACAATACAGTTTATCGTTCCACGGATAATGGCGACACTTGGAGTGTGCTATCTGGAAATACGGGAAGTACTGGTGCTGGGTTAACTATCTGGCAGGATTACTTACTAGCGTTCAATGATACTAATTGTTGCGCGTATGGACCATTATCTAGTGGTTCGCCTGCATGGACAAATAACTTCTTAGGAACTGCACTTACAGGGAATGTATACCATATGTCAATAAGTGTTGCTGCTACAGTGCTTAACATCTGCAACGGACAGTACATTGCCAGATTAACAGAAATATCTACATTTAATCCAGCCAGTGGTGCAACGTTTCAGTTTGAAGCCCAAGCATTCACAATGGCTAGCAATTACACTGCAACAAATATAGCTTTCTTACCAACGTCATCATTTGCTATATCGGTGTTAGATAAAAATTATACAAGTAAAGCCGACATAGTTATATGGGATGGTGTCTCTACGACAACAGCCTCAAATGCTATCAATATACCTGGCTCTAGTGGACCAATTATACAGCTGTTAACTAAAAATGGTATCGTATATGCCATTACAGATCTAGAACACGGTGTATATGAAGTAAATGGTACATCTGCAAAACTAGTAGACAGATTGGCGTTGCGCATGTCCAATCGTTCATCTGGTGGTAAGCAATACACCACCCGTGTTTCATCTTCTTTATACCCACAAGGAGCAGACTTCCTAGGCCCTGAATTACTTACTATTGGGTCATCATACCCAACAATAGTATCACAAGTATCAGGTACTGGATTATATCCTTATGGTATATGGTCAGTTAATATAGAAAATGAAGTTATAAGCCTACGATTCCCTTTGTCATTTGGAGATATTAACGCAAACTACAATACTTCATACTATGGTGGGTTAATCCATACAGTACGCGAGGGGCGTGTAATATCTGGCTGGGGCAAGGGTGGTACATTTGGGATAGACGCATTATCTCCAACAGATTACATCACAGACGAGAATACAGTATTTGTTGAAAGTGAATGCTTTGAAGTCGGTACTAGAACATCACCAGAGACATTCCAATGTATCGAGTTTAATATCGTTGAGCCGCTTCGTTCTGGGGAAGAAATAAGTTTCTACTGGAGAAGTTCTTTGGGAGACGATTATCAGGCAATTACAAATGGTGTGTTTACTTCAACAAATCTTGGCACAAAGGTATCAGGCGTTATTACCCCAATCCCATTTAGTGCTGTAAACTTTATCCAGATAGGGATAAAGATAAAGACCGGTGGTACAGTCGCACAAACTCCGCAGATAATAAGTGCAATCTTGCATGTAAATGATTAAATATGGAAATAACACGAGAACAAATTGAAAAGATTGTACAAGATTATTTAGATAGGAACCAGTTTTCTACTAAAAGTGCTTTTCAAGCACCGCTACATAGGCACAACGGGAGTGATAGCCCTAAAATAACTATGGCAGATCTAACGCTAGATGCCCGTGGGTTGATATTTCCGACTAATAATGGAAATGCTGTTATAGACGTGTTTAATGACAATATAACTGGTTATGGTTATTTACAAATAAAACCGCAAACAGGAGATATTAATATACACAGGTTTACTATCGGCGAGTTTGACAGTGTTGGTATATATGCAGGTAACTTGGGCTTCACATTGAATTGTAACGGAGGCGGAACGCTTGGTGATGTGCCACGTTCTGGGGTAAGGGGTGAATCTACGTATACAGAAGTGTATGCGTACACAAGCCTTACCGATTACTCTCAAGTAATTTTTGCTCCAGATGCAATGGGGGCTACTAGGAGCGGCTCATATTGGTACTTTCATTTTGCGGAGTGTGCATCCCTTCCGCCGAGTCCAGTACTGGGGGATGTGTGCTATTACAATAACCACTTACAGGTCTGCGAGTCAGCAGGCTCGTGGACACAAAAATAATTATGAAATCATTTACAGAATTAAAAACAGAATTTGGCACAATGTCGCAAGTAAACACTGATGAAAACAAAGCGTATGGTGGGTTACTTGCTAATGACACACAACGCTACTTGTTGCAGAAAGTATTTGCCAATGAGAAGATATTCAATACCGTTACTATAGCGAATCAACAGTATTATGCACTTCCATTTAACTGCTCTATTTTAGAGACATTAAATATTACTGTTGGACAATTGAAATATACACCAGTACAGATACATTCTAGGGAAGAATGGGATACATTAAACATGCTCCCATACGTTGCAGATATTCCATCATATTACTTTGTATATGGTAATAAGATAGGGATATTCCCAATTCCTGCGAGTGATGACTTCGTATTGACATACAACTTTAAAGCTCGTATACCGGACCTCAGTATAGAAGATGTTACAAAAACACTATCCGCTACCAACGGTTCTATTACTATTACAGGTACAGGACTGACCGCCTCTACTTCTGACAATGAATTCCGATGGGTAAAGATTCCGTTCACTTCTGGTGGAGATGACCAATGGTATCAAATAGAGTCAATGACTACTACTACAATAACGTTGTACTCACCATATAATGGTAATACTGTTGCTGGTGCTACTGGATGTACGATAGGACAGATGCCGATCATTGCAGAAGACTTTCATGATATGATGTTACACCGACCTTTGGCTATTTACTTCAACACTATTCGACCAGATGCGACACGCGGAGCTTTTTTCAAAGGATTATACGATGAAGAATTTAAAGAATTGAAGAATTACTCAGGTAAAAAGACTATGAACGTTAATCTTCGGCAACGTCCAAACATTATCAACCCCAACCTGTTTATTTATAAGGCTAACTAATGTAATATATTATATATGGCAAATCAAATTAACAACACAGTATCTCAACAATACACAAGCCCTAGGAGTCTTACCGCACCGACAGGGTTTGGTCCAAAGGGGGCAATGTTTCTTGGACAGAAGACAACTCTACCTATGCCAACTGCTGCGGGGAAAACGGGTCCTATAAACAATGCGCCTACACAACAAAGAACCGGTCCTATAACAACAAAGACATCAACGTCTGTTGTACAACCACCGGTAAACACTAATACCCCTTCGCAATACGCAAGTAATATTAATGATATATCTAAACGAGCAAGGCTTATTAGTGAAGCTAACGTTCCGTTAATTGAAGCCCCATTACGTGAAGGTAATATTGGCGATATGGGCAAGCGTTTAAGCGACGCACAATCAGCTTCATTACAAGGTAGGCTCGCTGGGTTAGGTGAGGAACGTGCCGGTCAAGAAACACTTCTAGGTGCTTCTTTGCCACAGAAAATAAGTTACACGGAATCAGGCTATAATCCATTAACAGGGCAGAACATATCAGGGCTAGGTGCTGAGCCATTCTCGGGTGGTCAAAAAACAGCTCAATTCGAACAAGGAAAGACATATACTGACAATGTAGTAGCACACGAACAAGCAAAAGCAGTGGGTCAAAATATTAAGAACCTATTGGCAACGTCTGATATTAACCCAAGTGATTTTGTTGATGTGAACAATGCTCTTGCTTTTGTTAATGGTAAAGTATCTAACCCCAAATACCAGCAATTAAGTACTGCTATTAGTGAATATATCTCTAGCCTTGCTCCTATATTGGGAACCGGTGGCGATGTAACGGATTTAAAAACACGCATTGCAGAATCTATGATTAATGGTAACGCAAGCTCTAGCACTGTATCCCAGATGGTTGATTATATTGACCAGTTAGCTTCACAGAAATTAGAAGCGAAAAGGACAGCGGCACAAACACAAAACAATGTTCAACAAACCACCAGTGGTCAAGGCGGCGGACAATGGGACTGGTAATATGGATAATAACTTAGACCAAGATGCGGTAAGACTCTCTAAGGCGATTCGTCGGACAGAGTCAAGCGATAACTTTACTAGTGAAGGACAATCTGGAGAATACGGAGCATATCAGTTTACAAAAGATTTCTGGGAGGAAAATGCCCCTAAATATCTAGGTGAACAATACAAGGATTTTAATTACGAAAACCTTACACCAGAAAATCAAAACAAGGTTGCATATCATCGTGTAAAAGAACTAAAAGACCAGGGATATAAACCAGATCAAATAGCGGGTATATGGAATCACGGAAGCCCTGATTACCAAAATGCTGTAGGGGTAAATAAATACGGAGTTGCATATGATACACCTGCGTATGTTAATAAGGTACGTCAAGAGTATGAAAAACTAAAGCAAGAACAACCAGTTGCGCAACCCATTACAGAAATACCCAAGAAAGAAGGATTTGGTTCAAAACTAGCAAGGGGATTTGTAAAACCTTTTGTAAAGGGTGGTTTATCGTTATCTAAAGCAATATTCCCAAATCGTGAATTGTCTATTGCGGGGCAAAAACTAGAAAATGCTTACACTTCAAGGGGTGAAGATGTGCAGATTAACTCTCCTAAAGAAGCACTGGGTACAGCTTTATCAGCCGGAGCAACTTTTGCTGGGGGTGAAGGTTTAGCTTCACTTGCTGGTGGATTAAAGGGTGCTGTAGTGCCAGCACTTGCCAAAGGAGCATTAGCTGGGCTTGAAGTAGGTGCATTACAGGGTGCCGGTGAATCTTTACAAAATGATGATAAATTTGGTAAAACTTTATTGAAGACAGCAGAAGGTGGCGCAATTGGTGCCGCTACTGGTGGTGTACTAGGTGGGCTTGGTGCAGGAGCAAATGTTGCAGTAAAACTAGCCCAAAAAGGTTCTATTAATAATGTTGTGCAAGACAGTATAGGAAAAGAAGTGGATAATTTGTTGACATCTAATAAGTCACTTGCTAAGGCTGTTAAATTTGCAAAAGATAACAATACAGACATTGCAACACATATAAAAAGCCCTGATGTATTTAGCGGCTTAAAAGTAGAAAATGGTAAAATAAATCCAGACGAAGCAATAAGCACTATTCAAGACAAAATAGATGCCGCACATGATATTAAATCTAAAATCCTCCCAGAGCTTGATAGGGTTATTTCTCCGACAAAGAAAGAAGAAATACGAGCTGCTGCACTAAATTCTATATCAGGAACGACAACACCAGCAGATGAGCAGTCATTGGTATCTGCTATTAACAGACAGATTGATGCATTACCAGAAGAAATGACACTGGAACAACAAGACAAATATAGGGCAATATTTAGAAAAGCAGCACGCGATGCACGCGGACTGCAGAAAAGTGATAGTGAATATGCTGCGCTGGAAAACGCTTTCCGCAACAATATCTTTAGTAAGACTGAAAAACTTCCATATAACACTAATGGCGAATATTCAGCACTACAGCAGTACCAAAAAGATTTAATTGCAACAAAAGATTTTCTGGATAAAAATCTTCGTAGAGAAACGGTAAAAGGTGGAAGGTTGAATAAATACATTGCAAGAAGTATTGGGGCAATTGCTGGTACACCACATGGTATCTTAGGCACTATCCTGGGGTCAGAAGTGGGTGGTGTATTAAGCGACATTATCGTAAACAATCAATTGGGGAATAGTATAAAAATGAAATTGATACGACAAGTTACTGACGATCCAGAAGTAATTCAACTTGCTGAACAATTCTTAAAACAAGCAAAAACTAAACCACAACTTGCGTTACCACCAGCGTCTTCTGAATTTAGGAAACAATATGGTACAGGTAATATAATTGTTCCACCAGTTAAAACAGCGGCGCAATTAGATAAACCAGTCCCGTTTATTAATCCCCAATAAATCACGCCAAAACACAGCAAACAGTATTATTGCGATTGTATAAAACATATTGCATATGGTACGACATAATTATAGAATGTAAAGTATGGAATTAAAACTAACACGATTACGAGACCCACAATACAAGTTTCCTGATAGAACTATTGGCAGACTATTCATTGATGGCGTAAAATACTGTAATACCCTAGAAGATGTAGAACGATTCCCAACTAAATGGGATAGTCTAAAGCAATTGCTAGGACTAAAGGTATACGGGGCTACAGCTATCCCTACAGGGCGCTACGAGGTCACTGTACGCTATTCTGGGCGGTTTAAACGCATGTTACCAGCCTTGAACAACGTGCCTGAATATACGGGTATTTTGATTCATTCTGGCAACAAACCAGAAGATACGCTGGGTTGTATTCTAGTAGGTAAATATAACGCAAAAGATAAGACAGTTTATGGCGGTAAAACTCTGAAAATCGAATCAGAACTGACCGCCAGAATATTAACAGCAATGAAGACTGGAAAAGTCTTCATAACGATTGAATAGTATGAAAAAAACATTAAAACGTATTTACAAATGGTTAGTAGTATCAAGTGCTGAACCAACAAAAACATCAATGACAGTAAAGGGTGTGTTGTTACTTTTAACACCACAAATCATCACCTTAGCACGAGCCTGTGGAATTGAAGTAGAATCTACGCACGCATTACAAATAGTGGAAATTGTTATCCAATACTTAGGTATATTCTTGACTGCATTTGGAGGTATTAGAAAGATTGCAAATTCTGTTAAATAAGTGTTACAATATGTATGCGTTCGTGACGCAAAACAGGGGCGATTCACGAGTCACCAAAACTCTCGAACAACGACGACCAGACAACGACTATTTGAATAAGTAATCTCTAGTCGCCCCCATTTGATTCATGAACAACAAAGAAGCTAAATTATTTATAGCGATAGGGTTAGTATTAGGATGTGCAGTGCTTATTAACTTTTGAACTAACTCCTTGCAATGAAAATCCCTAGGCATAGCTTCGGGATTTTTCTTGTTTATGTAGTTGGATGAAATTGTGGTGGCAACAACTGTTCATTACGAGCAGCTATTTTGTAGAGTATTGCATGGTACCTACGGAGGTATTCATGAAATTGTTGTGCGACTGTACCGTCGGCTTCGTCCCATTGTAAGTGAATGTCGTATTCCTTCTCGGCGCGTTTCCATGTGTTAAACATAGATTCCATGTGTACAACCTGTAGCTCATACGGCAGAAATGATAGACGTGCAAAGTATAAACCTTGCAGCTTTGCCATTTCATCAATGTAGTAAGTGTCCCAGTAGGACAAGTGGTTCGTACGTTTGCGATAGCGACGCAATAAACCGTGTGGAATGTCAAGTACACTATGGGTCGCAAGATGTGCTTTTTGGTCAAGAATAATCGTATTCTCTTTCCAATTAGGTCCTGATAGAGAAATTGCGATCGTGTGATGCTCTTCTTTTTGGAATCTAGCCATGATGTGATCATTTAGATTTGAAAGAAAACTAGCTGTCCCAAATATTATATCACCACTTTAGTTTCCGCCATAATTTAATCCAGTAATCTTTAATTCTTTACCAACTAATTCTGTTTTCAAAAGTCCAATAACATCATCACGCACAGCCTCATCCTTTATAATATAAGCAATCGTTACATGTGGTGTATATTCAGGAAATGTATGTATATTAGGCAGCAATTTCATCCTGTTATTTCCATCAATCAAATTATCTGTTTTCTTAATCTTTGCGATTATACAATAATATTTTTCATCTTGGTATGGGCTTTCAAAAAATGAAATGTCATCAATGGTAACGCTATCTAGTTTCCAGTCTTTTAGAAGAATATCTATATGTTTCTTATAGCACAATGCTTCATTTAGAAACCCATAAAAAAGAGTTAGGTGTGGTGTTTTACTAGCAACATACCCATCTATCCAAAATCTGTCTTTGTTTGCAGATTTATAGCAATATGATTCTATTAACATATCAAAATTTGTAGTATCACCAAAAAACTTGTCCTGTATTATATATTTAGGAAGTATAATTGGTTCAGTATCTAACATTAGGCATCCCAATTTAGACAAATTATAGCCAAGCATTTCGTAAATCTCCTTATATTCATGTGCGGTTTTCATGAAAGCATTATACAAATAAATACGCCACCTCGCAAGAAGTGGCGTTAATAAATTGTGTATGTCATTGTAGGTTACTTGTTTCGTATTGGAATTCCTCTTTTATGTTTACTAAACTTTGGACGTATACCAGATGACGATAGCCTTGAATATATTAGCGACTTATTTATATTAAACTCTTTAGCTATGGTTGTTATTGAGTAACCATTTTTATACAATTTAATTATCTGCTCCGAGGGCAATTGTTTTAGTTGTCTTGCAATAGGTATCTTTGGTTTGTGGTTCGGGTTTCTACTCCCCTTTGGCAAATTAATAGCGTCTTCCATTGTCCACCCGTCTTTTACTCTATGATAAAATGTTCGCCAATGAATACCATTCTTCAAAGCCTCGTCAAGTGCACTAGTACCATTATAGTGAATATTTCGTCTATTGTTGTTTGCCTGTTCCTTCATCGTTGCCCATCTACAATTCTCCTTACAATAATTACCGTTGTTATCTATTCTATCTAGTGTTGTATGTCGTTTCCCGTACATTGATAAATGTGCTTCATACGAATCCCCCATATCTTCTTTAAAGTTTAGAAAACTAGTATCCCATCTTTCGCAAACAGAAATACCCCTATCAATATAGGCTTCTTTAGTTTTCCTATTTGGATTATTACATCTGCACTTCATGTACATCCACAACTTATAAAGATGTGTTTTACTAAACCCATGGTTACAAACCCTTGGTGATTTCATATTTTATTTATCCTATATGCAACTTACAGCCACTTGCGATGAACTATAAACTGCATAAAGGACGCAAGTTACGCTACCAATCTTATTACTGGCAACGTGGTAATTATAGCACAAATTAAAAGCAATGTCCTCGGCGAACATTGCTTTTTTGGTGATGGAGGTTAGACACTGTTAGTGCCGTTCTCCTGGAGAAATTTGCCTCCTAGGTTGTGGTGTATCGCTATTTCTAGTCGATACGGATTTGCAGCCGTTGCAAGTGATTTTGTCACGCGTGGCTACAGAGTGCAGGTAGTGTTGCTTTTCTATTGTGTGGGGTTGTTTCCCAGAACAGAAAATGCAGTTAAAGATGGCGGTAATGATTTTCATTTCTTACATTTTGATTGGTGAGAAATAAGTTTGGAGTGGCTAGAGAATGTCTTGCCACATCCGAGACAAACAAGGTATACACCCTGATCGTCGTAACTAACGTTTTGATACTTTGTCATGGGTTACATGATTTTAGTGTGATGTAAATAATGTACAAAAGTAATAATGCACAACGTTTTAACACGCTGCGAGAATGGCTAGAACCATTAGCACTAGGCATACTTTTAGGATGTTGATTGATTTCTTATCCATAATTAGCAAGTTGTGAAAAGTGACATAATCAAGAGAATTACTACAGTTGCCTCCAGTTTCTTCTCTAGGTTTAAACTCTTTTGAATTTTATCCATTCATTTTAGATTTAAAGAGCCAATAAAGTAGGTTACAGAAAACGCAGTACAATGTTTGTGAACTCTCTTTGCGTAGAGGTCTGTCACATTGACTGCAAGGTAGCTTTGACTTTGGTTTAGCAGAAGTCAGTGGTGGTTCCTTGATTGATAACATTGGTTTTGATTTTGTTGTGAAAGGAATTTGATTATAAGTAGAAAACTGGTGGCAAGTCGGGCGGATTCTTGCGTTGTATTTTATCTGGATACAAAACAGATATATGCTTTCTATCATTATATTTTACGACTATGAAAAGATAATTAATCTTTTGCTTTTACGTATGCTACCCAGTCAAAGCACTGACCACACCAGTTTACTACTTACAATCTATTGTGATTATGTGCCTGTATGGAAAGTATTGTAGGCGTGGAACGACGCCTCGTTAATTTCCGAACTTGTCGGGAGTTACAGAATCGAACTGTCTCTCTACCTGCCGTCAGATAAGTGCAAACCATTACACTACCTCCCGTGGTAACTCAATACTTTCCATAACGACACACAATCTATTTAGTTGTGAAAGAATAATGATGTGCATATTAGGAGGAATGTAACGCTACCTGCCTGTAGTATCCTGTGTAAATCTTTCGTTACCTATCGAATACCTGAACAAACAGACGCCCATTTATAGCCCCCAAACATGCACACCATTTCAATCAAATACTGATAACTAGCTATGTATGCCAGGGTTTGACTTGGATTCAGTAACATTAATCTCCAAACAGGACTGAGCAGCCAATCTCTAATTACTGTACTTTAGCCTCTTACGAATTAAGTTATTTATGGAGCATGTTTTGTGGTTCACTGCCCACCACATACACAACTAGATTTCAGTATTTGATTATAAATGAATCGGGCTAAATAGCCCTAGCCACCATTATACCGCCGTGGGTAAAATGGTGAAAGGATTATCTAAACAATTGTTATAAGTCTGGTAGCTGCGTTCCAAGAGAGCAATTCAATGTCTTTCCTTGTTAGCCCAAACTCATTCTGTCCGTTGTCAAATTCTATCTGGCTGCTTATAACGCGCTTCATGACCACAAACTTCTGTTTATTGATGTTGTCTAATTCTTTTTTGTTAATCAATGGGTATTTCATAATCTATTCTTTAATCTTAACTTCAAAATCGACCGATTGTGTTATAAAAAAGTGTGAGGATGAATATCTATCGTGTAGTAAACATTCTTCAAGCGTGTCGTATTCGTCTAGGGTATAACCTCCGTCACAATACACCCATATTTGATATTTTTTAGTGAATTTTTTCATATTGGTGGTTCGTATAATTAATAAAAAAATCTTTAATCAGAGCGTGGGGCAATACATTACTGCATTACCTACCACTCCGAGTAAAGATTCTTTGTGGTTCACGCTCACCCTTTCAGGTAGCTACATTATAGCATTGTGTTATTGTTGTGCAACTGGGGAAAACTATTCAAACAACATTCTTGCATGCACAAGTTTGTCGATATTATGGCGTTCGATACCATTTTTAATAATAGCCTTTGCTAGTTCGTCACTGGTCATAGATTCTACTTCTGAAAGGACTGACAGTAGGTGTTCTACCATTAGATTGGTGTATTGTAATTCACCTATACAACTCTCTACGGTTATTGAGGGGGTTTTGTATTCTATCTTTTTAGTAGCTAGTGGTGTGATTTTCTTTTTCATATGTTTTTAATTTATCTAATAATCCTGTCCAATCGTGCATACCCTGCTTGCGTAAATCATATTTTTCTACGCCATAGGTTTCTTTATACCTATCCAGGTCTTTATAATGGTCTTTAATATCCTGTATACATACCTGTATAAAATTCTCTGACACCTTATCTGGTTTTTTCTTTGCGCGTATGTCCACTCGTTGATTCAACATTTCGATTATGTAATCTTCCGTGTCTGACATTATGTAGCTACGACGACCAAGGGCATATCGTAATGCAGATATTATCATTTGTTCGTGTGGTGTCATAATCATTTTTGTTTTAATAATCCTTCTATAAATTCTATCAGCTCCTCTTTTGATCTGCCAGTGTAGGTAGATAGTGGGTATTGGTTGCGCCAGCCAGTAGGGGCGGTGATACTTATTGTGTGAATATCGCAGTCACTGGTGTTGATAAAACCATTATATAGACCCGTTCCTCTTATACATTTACATTCTTTCATAATCTACTCTTTAACATTCTTAATTTGTAAATGGAGACTCCATGTGACTATTATCTTTGCGTCGCCTATTTGTTCACCGCACTTGTTACATGCACGGTAACATCTTGATAGGGTGCTATCTTCTATCTCTTCCCTAACCCAATGACTCCCATATATTATATGCCAGAGTTTGTGATTACTCATATACTACTCTTTAATATTATTTACTATAGCCTCTCTTGCGATTTCAAGGGCTAGTTGTGCGTCTGCGTATGTTTTATAATTTCCAAGCCATGATTTATGACCGTTTACAATGGTATAAGAACTGTCATGTATACGGTGTGTAATTTCTTTACTTATTGGGTTTACATATTCAGTTCCACCTATTGTGTAATATACAGTCCCAAGTCTTGGTCTATATTTCAATGGAGTGTAGTTAAATTGTTTCATAATTAGAATAGGCCGCCAAACATAGCTTTCATGGCTATCTGGCTAAATATTTCATCATATAAGAATGCTGACTGCTGTTCCGTAAAACCGTTTTCTATAGCCTTTTTTACAAATTCAGATCGTTGGTGTTGTTTTAATTTTTCTAGTGTGTCTGTTGTGTTCATAATTACTCTTGTTTTAGTGAATGGATAATAGAATCAATAACTTCATTTCTATGGCACTCACACTCTCCGTCATTGGGATAACCACAATCTTGGACAGGTACAACAAGTACCGTGTGTGGGTTTCATTTTATTTTTAGATTTCTCTATCTTCTCCACCATCATACCAATAATACTTTGGGCTAATTCTGGGGCTTTTTCTGCAAGTAAATCAAGTGCTATCTCGCTATCAGTATCTAGGCTGTAGCATACTTTTTTCATGTTGCCCCCTATCCATTCTATTATCTTCTGTTCGAGTTGTTTGTTCATACTATTTCAAGTTATTAATAATGTTGGTTAGGTGGCCAATCTGATGATGCAGACATGTGTTGTAGGTACACACCTCTGGAAATGATAAATCGCTATACAAACCACCTTGGTCTTTTGTGTCAAGCACGTCTAATATCTTACTGTTTAATCTCTCCACCTCCGCCTCTAGTATCTGCTTTATGGAGGCTATGTGCCAGTCATAAAATGTTTGGAATGCAACAAGTCTATCGTACTCTTCTAAACGATAAACTGAAATATTGTCGAAAATATCCTCAAGTTCCCCTTTCTGCTTTTCTATAATTTCATTGATGTTCATATTACAAAGTAATTAACCCATTATCTAATAAATAGCACAACATGACAGCCGAATATTCTGGTTTTGTCATGTGTTCGATTAAGTCAAACTTATCTACATCATCTCTTTTGTGAAGAAATCTATATGCGTCACATAGATTTGTATAACTCGTTTTACTTAAGAAATATCCAAGCTCTGCTACTGTGAATGCAGCATATGTGTCGGCTAATTCATAGGTATATTTTTCTCGTTGCAGTACATAAGGTGCGCCCTCTACATAGGTTTCCTTTCCATCATGATCTACTATAATAGGCGGGTTCCAATAAAATACACTGTCTTGTGGCACTCCTCGCTCCTTTAACTTCTTCGCCCATTCAAGGCTGCATACTTGCTTTTCTAGTGGTAGGTTCATAATTATTGTGTGTTAGTTAGTTGCTTTTCTAAATTCTCAAGCTCTTGTTTCTTCTGTTTTATTTTAGATAGTAAGAACAGGTTGTTTCGCTCTTCTTCTGTAGTACTTGAAAGAAATTTAGCTATATCATAGTTGTATGTACAATCTCCGAACACAACTACTGTTTTTGATATACCGTCTACAACTACTCGGTGTATCATTGGTGCTTCTTGTAAAGTGGAAGCAATTTCATTTGCTAGATTATGATGACCTTTTGGTATAAACACTTTTACCTCACAAATTAATTCGTTATCTTTACTCATAAAACAACTCGTATAGTTTATCAATGGTCGACTCATCCCATGACTCTAGGGTTTGTGATAGGTCTAATACAAAACTTTTTGCTGGTTGGAATGGGTCTCCCAGGAAACTTATTTGTAACCCAGCTTCAACAAGTTCTATAGCTGCCCTTATTCGTATGTGTGGCATCCGCAGTATATCCAACGCAGTCACTCCACCTACTTTCATTATCTGGCAATGTAGAGTGTCTTTGATTTTCAACCTAATCTGCTCGCGTTTTTGTTCTTGTGTTAGTTCCATATTATTTGTTGTCACTCTCGTTGTTAGTATTAAGGTTATGCAAATAGCTATCGACCTGTGAAAAATTTACAAAAGATACTAATATCGTGTCAATGTAGAACACCCATTTACCGTCTATATATCCTTGCAAACTTACTGTGTGATTGTTGAATTTTATTGATTCCATATTATTCCAAGTTATCGCACTCATTAACATTTCCCCACTTGGGAGACATTTCTGTTACGCACATGTAATACAGTTTGGAAACCTTGTTAGTGTTATCAGTATTCATGCTACTTGTAATTGCACCAGTCATGGTAACAAATAGGAATACAAACATCATTGTCGCAATAAACACAGAACATTTCTCCATAAAATTCAAGTCTTTCAATTTCATATTATTCCAAATTAATAATTACCGCTCCCAATTCCGACACGCATATATTGGGTTCTACTAATGTACCTCCGAAACCGTCACAGAATGCTTGTTCAGGCGTAGGTTTTATTGTCGCAAATAGCATTATTGCTATTGCGATCAGAATAAGAATTGTTGATAGTTTTTTCATATTATATCTTTGTATTAGCTATAGCAATTGCTTTTTCTAATGCTTCGGCTGTCCCCATTGAAAATCCTGGCATGATTTGCATTTCTAACATTCCTTCAATGTTTGTACAAACTTTGTCACCGATTAGATCTAGGTCTTTATCATATTTACCAACACAATAACCATTAAGGCATGACTCTAGGCATATCTCACCACCATCGCCTAACTTATGTGTAAATGTATGACTAAAGCTACCCTGCGCACCGCTTCTTTTAAAATCTCCTAATGTTAATGTCTTCATAATTAAAATTAAAATCCTCACCACACTAGCGCACTCGGCAATCAAGGACTAGGTGGTGAAGATGTTAATGCTAACTATGCCGAGTAGCTTTAACCCTGATTGCAAATACATTATAGCAACCACATACAATCACGCAACATGTGGAAAACTATTCATCGTGACCATTCCAAAAATAATCCCAAAATAACTTTTTCAGTTTATCCCCCTGTTCATTCAACAACCCAAAATCCTGCATGCGTTCTAACAAGTGTTCAATCTCTCTAGGAGAAGAATCAGGAAATAACTGCATTATCTTAAAAGCAACATATCCGTATTCTATCCCGTTGTCGTTTTTATCATTCATACAGCTAGCCAGGACTTGAACCTGGACGGTAACCACACTAGCTACGATAGACATACGTCATATCCCCCTGCAACGTTGCATTGATACCAGTATACAAAAACAGCCCGCAATGGGCAAGTATAGTCAGTATGGGAATCGAACCCATAATACAACCCGTCGAAAGTTGCGTGTTCCAACACACTCACTAACTATGACCACAATTCCTATCCGAAGAATTGCCGAGGCAGTTGTCAGAATTGTGGTACCTTTTGGGCAACTCTGATTATAAATCAGGAAATGCAGTTACCCATGCACTGGTTATCTTTCCTGGAATCTGATACGAATGATAAACATTCAACTTCACCCTACCACAACGGTTTATCTGAGCGGGTACCAACATGTGACTGAACCGTCAGTCTGATAACTACACCTATTCAGTGCCTAGTAATTATATCATGGGATATTAAAACAGCCACCCGTCGGTGACTGCCTTGAATTCGTTTTTGTTGCAAGACAGTTAATGATGTCAGCATTTACACCAGCGTAGTTCTGGTAACATCTATAATGCTAATCTATATTAGACAATTGTCAAGCAATACCTACTGGTTGTTTACTATTTACTGTTTACTATTAACAGTAAACCCCTATATGTGTATAACTTATGATATAATATTTACATGAAAAAAACACCTTTAAATTGTAGGATTCCTGAACAAATCAAACAGGAAATTGCCGATTCAAAGCTAAATGAGAAGTGCTGTCTATGGAACTTTGACTGTTCTGGGCGCATACAATGGCACCATAATTTGATACATAAAGGCAAGCGAGTAAATGAACCCTGGGCGATACTAGGGGTATGTGAATGGCACCATCAACGTGAATCGACATACAAAAATGAGCTAAACTGGATAATGTTGAACCGCGCTACCGATGAACAACTACAGGAATACTCTAAAGCTGTAGACTATGTCGCATTAAAACAAAGATTAAACAAACATTATGGAAACTAAAATAGTCCTACTAGGTGAACCAAAGTCTAGTAGTCACATTTACAAAACGCGTGTCATTGGCAGGTTCGCTAGTATGTACATGTCAGCGGAAGGCAAAGCTATAAAAGAAAGTTACCAGTGGCAGGCAAAATCACAATGGCATGGCGATCCGATTCAATCTGATGTTTCCCTAAAGGTAGATTTATATTTCGGCACAAAAAGAAAAAGCGACATAGACAACTTTTTCAAACTACTACTCGATTCACTAACTGGAATTGTTTACGTTGACGATTCACAAATCCAAACCATGACTGTATCGAAACATTACGATAAATCAAACCCACGTATAGAAGTTATCCACATTGCATAACGCAATATAATTTTGTTATACTGTCCCCAATGACATTACTGGAAGCATACGAGAAGGTGAACGAACACCAACCATTAGTAAACCCATTTGTAAATATTTGCTATTGCATTCGCGTCTACAAACCAGAATATAAAAAAGGTGACGTACTAAAACTCTTTGACAATAAAATAAAAAAGCATGAAGATAACAAATCATTAGGTGAACGTGACCTAGCAAAGATGCGTAACCAACTAAAACACATGTATGACTAAACAAGTTTATCAAGGAATTACCTCACTAGGATTAATAACATACGTAGGAACAATAGACGAAGCAATAAACTTTTATGAGAGAATACACAACACAGAAATTTACACACGAGTTAGTAGGCTACCCGTACAAAGCTACAAACCGAAACGGGAGGGTGGTGAAGTTTACATGCCGAACCCAAAGCGAACTACTAAATAAACACGCAGAAGGATTTACAAACATAACCACCGAGAAAGGTGGAGAGATAATTTTTCCAAAAGTATGAACAACCTTGATTTATCCAAATACCAAAACTATGTAGTAGGAGAGAAACACTCTAAGGGTGAACCACGTACTATCCGAGAAGAAATTGTTGTCAAATTCATGGACAGATTAAATGAAGACCGCACCCAAGAGAAAAACCTATTTAGATACCGTGAATGGTTAAAGGAAAAAGGACTACGCCATTCTGTAGAGAATATCAACACCTTTGCCAAGTCTAAACAATGCTATAAACCACTATCTTTTGCGTTTGTTGCTCGCTTGCTAGTTTACTACAACAATCATGATAAGCATATTCTATTTGCTCAATGTTCAGACGCCCGCTGTTTTTCTGCTTGCTTTTGGTCAAAGATAAAAAAATAGCCAAAAACCGATTTTCGGCTATTTACTTTATAGACTCACTGAACATCCTATCCATGTTATCCATTTCTGATTTTGCTCTGAAATAAGCTATTCTCTGTTTTCTTGTAAATTTAGTCGCCGCCTGGTTTTTCTTGACTACCTTCTTTTTCTGTCTCTTTATACTCTGTTCTCTCTCTACTTGTTTCCAGTAGTTATCAAATTTAATACTCATAATTTCTTTTTAAGTGTTTCCACTCGATGACAATTTGGACAAAGAATCATCACGTTTCTTTTGATATACCCTACCTTTGGGTCTATTCGGTGTCTATCACATGGTGCACTATCCCAACCACATTGTTCACACTGCTCGTTTTTGATATTTGCCTTACTTATTTTTTCATCAAACCGCGCCATGTCCTTATTGATTCCCCTCCTATGCACTATGCAGTAGCTGTCATATCGTTTCTTACCGTCTGCTCTGTAACCTTTATATCTAACCTTTCGTGTACACTCTTGCTCCTTACAAATCGTTTGTTTCGTTATCATACTTGCTGTTGTTAATTTTTTATAAAACGAAAAATGAAAAACAAACGAAATCAACCAACACCCCCAGAAGAACAAAGAACAAAAAGAAAAAGAAACAAAACCTTCAAAAAATCAAGCGAATTTTAAAAGTTCAATTCGTTTTCTTTCTACGTTCAAACGGTACCGGAGAAGCCAGCCATTCAATGTTTGCTATTCAGTTAGTACAAAATGAAAACCATCAATCCTTGTTGCTGGACAGATGGTTGACGGTCTTCATTTTATCCACGAACTTTCGCTCATGAACTGTCCAGCACTATCAATATAATCCTTTACACTAAAAAGGTCAAGTGCTATTATGCAAGTCTTACCCCGAGAAATAGAGCAACGCCATTCAGGCGTTTTTCTATTTGACTTATTTTAAAATAAAGCTAGTATTAGTCCTGAGGGTATCTGAATTTCTCAGGGAGAAGACTAGTCAACGCTAGTCTTTTTTCTTTTGACTTATCCACACCTTGCATAAATAAATATTGGTGGGACAATGTAATCATCTTCACCAGATAAAAGGAAAATTCCTACACAGGGATTCAGCATTACTGGCAGATAGGGAAGGGTACTCTGGCTCGTATCAGAAATTACTAGCCCTTTTATAAGAATTATTAAGTTGATTCTTGTAGGTGGTGGAGCGGAGAGGTCAATCAACTTCCTCAATCCTTCACCTACAGGAGAAATAATTATATGACCAGAGCCAGAATAGATAACCCGATAGATACATTACGGGAAATCAAACAAAAAGAGTTAGAAAAGATGATGGCAGAATCCATCGAATTAGAGCCAGATACGACCCCATGGTACAAGCTGACAAATTACAAGGGAAAACGCCTGAAACGGGCAAATAAGTGCCATAGAAGGGCAAAAAAATTAACCTTCTGGAAAGCGGTAAAGATTATGTTATTCCTAGCCTTCGTTACTTGGGTACTCTCACTAGCAATGGGACTAACCTACCAATACAAGCGCGTAAAGAATCAAACCTATGTTGCCAACGCTAAACAGGAAATGTGTTCAGACCTAAACTTATCAAAATACCATAGTTACGCAGCTAAAAAGTTTCAACTAGAAAGCTGTATGAGGGCGTATGAATAAGAAACCAAAAAAACAGACGATTGATAAGGAAAAGGTTAGAGAGCTTATTAACATTTTGAACCATTGGGCTGTAGACGATATGATAATGGCTACAAAGAATTATAGGTTATTACGCAGGAACGCAGTATTTTATGAATTTGGATGGAGATGTGCAGTCAACGAAATTGCGGGAAAGCTAGAGGAATTATTATGAATAACATCCAACAAACCTCAATGTTCGCATTCAGATCCGAAATCCTCCCAAACATAGCTAATACTCAAAAAGAAGTATTTGAAGCTATAGAAAAACATCCCGAAGGTGTAACAGATATGGAACTAGCAAGGGAAATGGGCTGGGAACGAACAAGTATCAATGGTAGACGAAATGAATTATCAAAGCTAAAGTTAGTTGTCGAACTAGCACAGCGACCATGCAAAATAACTGGTAGAACAGCTATAGCGTGGGGGAAATCAGGGTTGGTTGTATGACACAAAGATTACACAAAGATATTAAAATAGAACTCCTAAATCCAAAACAAGTAATGGAAGCATTTTTAGCAGGGTATAAACTTATAAATTCAGATTATTGTAATGGATGGGGTAATGATTTAACACAAGAACCTGAACATTATTTGTACTTAGATGAGAGTGGATATATTGCAGAAGAAGATGGAGCAACTGCAAAACAAGATAGGATTCCCATTTCTTTTAGGGGAAACAAAAGATGGTTTGTAATTAATGGGTAAACTTATCCACACCTTGCATACCCCAACAGTCTTGCTATAATAATTGGGATGAAATTATATGGTTAAAGTAATACACGGAGACTGCTTGGATATATTGCCGACAATAACTCAACCATTTATTATTGTTACCGATCCACCTTTCAATGTTGGCTACCATTACAATGATTACTCTGACAATATGGGGAGTGATGAGTATTATCAAATGCTGGAATCAGTGTTGCAATACGCTCCGTCAGTAGTTATTCATTACCCAGAAGAAATATATAAGATTGCTTTTCAGATAGGCAAATTCCCAGAAAAAGTAGTTTCATGGGTGTATAATTCTAATACTGCAAAACAACATAGAGACATAGCCTTTTTTGATGTCAAACCAGATTTCAGAAAATATGGACAACCATACAAAAATCCTACCGACAAAAGAATTGCAAAAAGAATTGCAGATGGCAAAACCGCAAGACTGTATGACTGGTGGGAGATAAACCAAGTAAAAAATGTATCAAAAGATAAAACAGAACACCCATGCCAAATGCCACTAGAGGTTATGAAACGAATAATTGGTATATTGCCCGACG